TGATGGGGAGAGAGATAAATCCAGAGGAACGGATGAGATATTTACGGGATATTCCGCACGGGAACGGTAAATATCTGGATTGGGTTTGAAAAAGCCTTGCAATATGCGCAAAGCCTAAAAAGGGTCAGCGGCGCGAACTGATCCAACCGTGAATCCGCCAGACCAGCGCATCGGCGGTGGCCACGTCCAGCCCGGCCGCTATGCACATCTGCACGGCGACGGCGTCGGCAGTAGAGTTGGTCGCCAGCGGACGATGGTTCCAGGCGGCAATGTCATCCGCCTGATCCAGATTGAGCACCGGCAACTGTCGGCCCTTGCATCCATCCGTGCGGCATCGAGCCTTGGGATTGGGACGGTTCCATTGAGCGTCCAAATCGCAGCCGCAGAATGGGCACGGTGCCAGGTAGTGTTGGTTCTTCAGCATGACGATGTCACTTGGAGTCGTTGTCACCAGCCGACACGGTATCGAAAAGGCTCGGCTGCCGCCGCGCCAGTTCTTCCGGCATCAGCGGAAGCGGATAGGTGATGATCTCGAATTGGAAGCGCAACATCATTTCCGCGATGCCTTCGAGAGTTTCCTTGTTGATTGGTGCGCCGTAGAAACGCTTCACTGCCTCGTCGATGAAGCGTTTCTGGATGGCTCGTGCCCAATCGGGCATTTCGCGTGTACTGTTGGACATGGCTATCTCCAATGTGTGGTGCTGGATGCGCTGCCGAGGGGCTTCCTTGGTTGTGCGCGTGCGAGTGGCTGGGCGGGCATGCCAGACGCCGAAATGAACTACCTGGAGTCGTTGTCACCAGCCGACACGGCATCGAAAAGGCCCGGCTGCCGCCGCGTCAGTTCTTCCGCACGCATGACCTTGATGACCTTGTAGACCCACTGCGTCGAGACGCCATGCTTGCGCGCCACTTCGTCGACGTTGTCGCCTTTGAAGTCCTGCCAGATTTCCAGCGCCTTGCGGTGACGGCGCACGACAATGCCCAGCGGGACGTAGATGTTCATCCCGCCCCAGCTTTTCGCCATGACCTCCGCAACCTCGACGCCCAGGGCTTCGGCTACATCGTCCTGGATCTCCCCATAGTTGGTGAGCACGACCTTCACCTTGTCGGCCAGGTCTTGCAGCAGTTCCGGCCCTTTGCTTCGGAACGAGTGGCTGTTCATGTGACCTCCTTGCTGCCATGCCGCAGCACTTCTTGACAGATTTCGTATGCCGCCCACATAGCATCGAACGATCCTCTGGTCGATGCCGTGAACAGCGCGGCCTGTGCCCGCTGCCGGGCTTGTTCTTCAATGTCGCTGTCGCGTATCTGCGCTGCCAGCGTACGCAATGCGCCGGGCAGGTGTCGCTGTGCCCACCGCTTGAGCGTTTCGATGACCTGGTGCGAGTGTTCGCCATCAATCCACTGGAGCGCATCGACCTTCGTGATTCGGCGGACGTATGCGAATAGAGCCGCTTCGCTGGGGTCTTTCACTGCGCCCAGGGCATGCAGGAACAGCCACAGCGCCCTGATCTTCTTGCTGGTGCCCCTGTCATCCTGGGGTAGTGGCTTGCGCTGTCCCTGGGGCTTCTGGCGCACCTTGAAGCCGCTTTGCTTCAGGTACGACAGGACTTTTTCCAGTTCGGGAATGCTCAGTGCCGCCGACGAGTCCTTATTTGCGATTCGGCGCAGGATGGCGCGGTAGGTTTCGTCGTCCAATGCCAGGTCGCGCTTGGCTACATGGATCAGGCGGATCAGGCGCTGGCGGTCATGCTGTGCTGCCATGATTCACTCCAGCGCCAGGTGTTGACCGGAACCGTCGATGCCGCGCGACAGGCTGGCATCGCGGCCCGACTTGTGGCCAGACGCCCAATCGTCATATTCGTGGTCGCGCAACTTGCGACCATCGTTGCGATTAAGCGCGTCCAGGTTGCGCAGGCTGGGATAGTGGGCAGCCAAGTAGGCGTCGATGGCTGCGACCTGCTGCTCATTGCCGGCAAACTCCGAAACCGTGCCCGCGACGGCGCGTACCCATCCTTCGCTGAACAGGTCGGCCCGGCGTGTCTTGGTCGCCAGCTTGCACCGCTTCAGGCGCTGTTTGATGTGCTCGTCGCGTGCGCGGCGGGCTTGGCGATGCAGCACGGTGAAAGCGTATTGAGCAATCTCCGGCGCGGCACCGCAGCCGATGTAGCACCATTCGCCTGGCCGACGACCGGCGGGCACCCACCGTCCTTGCGAAAAAATCACACGGCAACTGAATGCGTCCGCCACCAGACACGCCAGGTGCGTTTCCCAATTGGACGGCCTGGACTCGACGCCGGCTTTGGCACGGCGCTCATCGGCTTCTGCCGCCAGCACGTCCAGGTCGGTAATGCCGTGGGCATCCATCAGTTTGCGGGCCTGGCGCAATGCGGCAGCGGCTTCGTGTTCGTTGCTGCTTGTCGACAACGCCAGGCATTTGCGGATCTTGTCCAGGACTTTGTTGCGGTCGCTCATTTGATCTTCCTCGAAGTCGTCATCTCCCGAAGCCGCTAGACCGGCTTGAGGCGATGGCCTCTTACGCCACGGCGTCCTTCAGCGCCTTGGCGGCGGTGAACTTGGGCGCGTTCTTCGCCGGTATCTGCACTGCCTCGCCGGTTTGCGGGTTACGGCCTTGCTTGGCGGCACGCTCGATGACCGCCAGCTTGCCGATTCCAGGCAGGACGACTTCATTACCGTCTGCCAACTGCTTGTGAACCACGCTTTCGAGCGTGTCCAGGAACGCCCTGGTATCTGTTTTCGTGAGGCCGCTTTGTTCGCTGATCGCGGCTTCCAGTTCTTTCTTGGTCAGTGCCATGATGGCTCTCCTGCTGATAATGAAATTCCGGGAAACAGCCCGGTCTGGTGAAACGAAATGCGCCGGACTTACACAGCCGCCAAGTCGAGGCTGATGGCGACGTATTCGTCGGAGCCTTCCTTGCGTTCGTAGAACCGGATATAGGGCTTGCTGCCATCGACCCGGACGCTGTCGCTGATTGCCTGCATGGCGCGCTGCCAGCGTTCATCTGTGATGTGCAGCCGACGCAGGCCCAGGACGCGGCCGGTGTTGATCTTGCCTTCCTGGTCAACGCGGAAGGCGTCGTTCACCAGCACCTTGATTTCGTCACGGCTGCCTTCCGACCAGTCCGTGATGCACTCGTCGATCAGTTCCTTGGCCGCTTGCAGTCGCTCGTCGAAAACCAAGTGTTCCTGCACCTTGCGGACGATCTTGTACCGGCCATCGAACGACGTGAGCGTGATGTTTCCCTTGTTCCCGCGTGCTTTCACGCCGTACTGCTCCAGGCTGGTCTCCACGAACGCTTCGACGTCAGAGAACGCCAGGGCGCGAAACTCCGCGAGATCCTGGCGGCGGATCTTCGCGCCCTGGATCAGCTTCTCGATGGTCTGGTCGCGTAGCTTGTCGACGTCCGAGACCATCGACTCCGGTACCAGCGTGCCGTCCGCCCGTTTCCGGTAGCCGGGCGGAATTTGCAGGGTTTGAGTTCCCATTCTGTTGCTCCTGTAAATGCGGTTGCTTGTTTGAAATCTTCATGCCCTTGGCCAGTTCCTGCCTCAATTCCCGAAGCCTGGCCAGGTTCCGTTGCCGCTGTTCCTCGCTGATCTTGGGCGGCGGCAGCGCAGGTGGTGGATCGCGGTTGCCCATGTATTCCAGGAACAACTTGGGCGGTGGCCAGCGATCACAGACCCGGTACAGCGTCCTGAATGCCTTGCGAATTCGCTCTGCGTCCAAGGCTTCGTTCCAGATCACTGGCAACCCATCGAGTGCGGCCAGCCACACGTCCAGCGTGAGCGTCACACTGTCGTCGGCGGGAGCACCGGCCAGGCGCAGGGCGACCAGCCCTTGCAGACCGCGTGCTATCTCGCGCTCGAGCCACTTCTCAACCACGGGCGCGCTCCTCCAGGGCACTGATCGCGGACAGCGTCTTCGACTGCGCCTTCGGGGGGGCCACCCGGCCATCGCCAGCCAGCACGACCTGGTTTCCCTGCGGTCGCCAATTGCTGATGACCTCGTACAGCCAGCCGTGCCCCTTGAGCGGCATAACCAGCCGTCCAGCATCCCGCGCAGCCAATGCTTGCTCCATTGACCACAGCCAGGCTTCGGTCGGTGCCTCATGAACCTGGCCGTTGCGGCTGATCCGCTGGGCCTGCATGTCGGGCAGCAGTTCGTTGACCAGGCGGGCGACCCTATCCATCGTCAATTCGCGCTTGTCGGGGCGGAATAAGGCCAGATAGCGCAATAGCGCGGCTCCGAGCGGGCCTGATAGCTTGAATGCTGCGGCCAGCGCATCCCTGGCACCGTCATGGGCGATCAGCGCGTCCAGGGACAACGTCGCGCCGCAGCTTGGGCACCGGGTACGCATCAGTGCAGTCCTCCAGGCCGCGCTGGTGATTGGGTGATCTCGACGTGCTTCTCCACGAAAGCGGTCAGTTCACGCTGCACGCTGTCCTTGTCGCCTCCGACATGGGCGAGGACGATGCGCCCCATCTGGCCGCTGATCTGGTGCAGCATATGGCGTAGAGTGTGTGCATCTTGTGTGAGCCAGCACACCAGCGTGTTCACGCGGTGCAGTTCCTGCCGTAGTTCTTCGACGCTATTCAGCGATTCAGGGCTGATGAGCCTGGTTGTGGGCGCGCTCATGCGGTCTTCCCCTCGGCCTGCTGCCAGGTCACCATGACGCCGTCCACATTGGCCTGCGCCGTTCCTCGAGCGCGGTCGTACAGCACGCTATGGGCCAGCGCCAGAATGGGACGCGATGACGATTCAACGTCCGGCATGATCTGTACTTCGGCGCGTCCCTGGGCCGTAGTGCCGACGATGCGGTAGCCCATTTGGCGCAGACGCCTGGCTACTGCATTGACGCGGCGGAGGTTTTCCTGGAACTGCTCGGTCAGCACCACCAGGGGACGCCTGGGCGGGATATGAACGGGCGCGGAGGGCGGATTCACCACTTGCAGATGGGTCATGTCACACCTCGTTGATGACGTCCGCGCTGACCACCGGCGCGCCATTTTCTGCGGCCAGATTCAGCGCGGCGGTGGTCAGGTTGTGGACTGCCAGGGGGTACAGCAGGGAATAGGACTTGTGGCCGCGCGGTACGGGCGGTTGCAGGCGGTCGTGGATGGCCTGGACGGCGTCATCTGTCATGACCTTTTTCAGCGTGGTGCCGGCCTGCTTGAAGCGGAATTCGAGGTACTCGGGCAGATGACTTCCCAGGGGGGGCAGCGTCATGATTTCGCACCGCTGTACCACCTCGCGGACAGCAGCGTTTTGCTCGGACAGCTTGGCCGCAAGTTCCGGCTGGCCGACGAGGATGATCGACAGCAGCCGCGCAAAGCCTGCCTCCAATTCCGTGAACCGCTTCAGATGGTTCAGTGTCGGAATTGGCAGCGCATGGGCTTCTTCGATGATCAGCACATGCCTGTTGCCGGCCTGGTGCGAGGTCATCAGTTCCTGGCTGACGCGCCGGAACCGTGTCTCGCTGTCCGACGGCACTGTGATGTGCGGCGAAATCTCGGCCAGGATCGCGGTGGCGATGTGGGAGGCGCGCATCACGTTGCCCTTGGTGTCCTGGTCGGCCATGCCGATGATGGAAAACGGCTGGATGATGCGTACCTGTTCGCTCTCGCGGTGGATGCGTTCGATCAGGTCGCGCCGCAGAGTAGACTTGCCGGAACCAGACTCCCCGATGACAGCCATGAAGCCGCCCCGCTTGGCGGCGTCCAGCATTGCCAGGCGCGTGTACCGGATGGCGTCGTTCTGATAGACTTCTTCGGCGCTGGCGACCTCGCTGAATGGGTTCCTGACCAGCCCGAAATGCTGGCGGGTTTTCGGATGCAGGGTTTGTTTGCGTAGCAGCATGATGGGTTCTTCCTCTTGAGGTTGGGCCTGGGACGCCGCCCTGGCCGGCGGCGTCCACTTCTCGAAGGCGCTCCCGATCTGTTCATCGGTAGCGCCGTTCTCCTTCAGAAACTCACGAATTCGCGCCTGATACGCTGCGGCCGGTTTCTTCTTCGGCCAGATGTCGTGGTTCGTGATCTGTGCAATCGCGGCGGCGCTGATGCCGATGGCATACGCCAGCCGTGACTGCTCGATTTGCAGGTCTTTGAGTACCAATTTCAGCTTCAGCACCGTGGGGTCTCCTTACGCGACTCGGACAATGGTTGGACGGGGGCGCATGGCTTCGCGCAGCGCGAATGCTGCGCCGCTGATCTCGTCTGCAGGCACGCCTGCGGGATACATCTCGACCATGCGGTCGTAGTGCGCCGGCGACCAGTCCGACAGTTCCTTGCGCAGCAGCTTGGCCGCTTGGATATGCGTCAGCAGTTGCTCGGCCACGGTCGGGGCTTGCGATTGCAAATCGTGCATCTGGCCGGTGCGCGGCATGGGGATTGCCAGCTTGGTTTGCTCGATGTGCGCCAGCGGGTTGAATGCGCCACCCATGAACGCCGCCTTCTGCTTGCGCGCGGCAGCAGCTTCTTCGTCTGAGGATGCGCCCATTGCCAGGCGTTCGATCTCCTTGGCATTGGCCTGGGCCGGCGTGTCCGCATGGCGCTTATAGGATTCCCCGATCACTGGGGCGCCAATCACCATGCCGAACTCATTGCGCAGCACTTCAGGCAGGATGTGGAACGTCTCGTAGCCGTCATCTGTATGTCCGATAGCCTGCGCACCCTGATCCTCAAACGCGTTTCGGCAGATCAGCAGCTTCTCGCCGTTTAGCACCCCAGGCACGCCGGAAACGTCGTATTCGCGGCCCCGGAACTGCACGGTCAATTGGCTGCCGACCACGCGCGATTCGGGAGCGCTGACGGCAACCTGCCGCATCACGTCGGGCGCAGGCGCAACGATCAGCTGGTCGCCTTTGATACGCAGCCATGCACCGTCGCGTGTCATCTCATGCCGCGTGTGGATTTGCGTGCCGTTGAACCAGGCCATCCACTTCGTGGCCAAGCCATTGATTTTCTCCAGGGTGTCCACCTGGTCTTCGCGCAGCGTCTTGAGCAGCGTTTCAAAGCTGCGCTCCACCAAGTCCTGGCCTTTTTCTACCTGCCCTTTTGCGCGCGGGTTGCCGGGCTTGTTGATCTGGAGGCGGATACGCAGCGCATGGCACAGATTCTTGAACGCTGCGGACGTGTTGGCGCTGCCGGGGTCGAGCATGATCAGCCTGGGAACGCCGTGCATGGCGTGCCCAGGACGTTGCACCATCGCGGCGATGAACGCTTCGATCAAGTTGGCCGACGTTTCCCCGCCGATCACGTAGTGGACGTACACCCAGCCGGACGTGTGGTCGGTGACGACGTAGCGCCATAGAGCGTCTTTCATTGCCTTGATCACATTGGCTGGCTTGTTCTTGTAGAACGCCTTTTCGTCCATGATCCGCAGACCGTTGTCGCCCGGCTGCGATGGCAGGTAGTACATGACGCATCGGCTTGCGTCGATTTGCCAGACATGATTTGGATGCAGGCTTGTCATGGCCATCGCAGGCGCGGGGCGCAGCAACTGATCCGGGTGTGCCTGGTAGCGCCGCAGTGCGCGTGAAATCGCACTGACAGACAGCGGTACGATTTCGCCCGTGGCCTGGTCGATACGCTCGGCCCGGATCAGACCGTTCGCCCGCAGCTGTTCGATAGCCAGGTTTACGCTGGCAGTGCGCTTTCCGTTCTTGCGCATGTGTTCCATGAGGACTGCGGAAACCTTCAAGGCTTCCTCGCGTGGCAGTTCGACATTGCCAGCATCCGACCGGCGCTTGCGCGTGTCGGTAGCCACCATGTCCTTGAACTTCCTGTGCAGCGTGGCGCGCGCCATCCCGAGGATGCGCTCGGCCTCCTCGATCACGGTTCCCTTGGTGCCATGCGGGGCGCTTTGCCACCGCATGGCGAACTCGAACAACTGTTGATTCGCTGCGCCCTGCATGCTCAGTTCTCCTTGGCCCAATCGGGAACTGGCGTGGTCGGCGTCTCGCCGCCTCCGTCTCCGGCCCATGTCGGCTGCGGGTAGGCAACCGTGCCCAGGGCGAACTCGGCGCGCAGTTCATCCAGTACCTGTTGCACTTGGGCGACGAGTCCCGCCACCTGGGCGCGATGATCAGTTCCATGCTCCTGGTCGTGCTGCATCAATGCTTCGATGGCCGGTCGCAGTTCGCCGTGGATCGCATGCTCCGCACTGTGTACGTAGCCAGACAGCGCCAGGCTCAGGTCTTTGGCCGTTTCGTCGGGCGACATCGTCTTGATGCGCTTGGCTGTTTTCTGGAGTTCGACCTTCAGGTTGTCGACGGCCTTGCCTTTTTCGGTCAGGAGCTGGTCGACGGCCTTCTTTTCTTCGCGGAGATCACGCAGCGCTTTGCGCAGTTCGCTGACTGGCATGCGCGCAATCTCGTCCAGATCTAGGCCCGCAACAGTGCCGCCTTCGTTGAGTTCCTGTATTTCTTCGTCGTCCAGGATCATCAGTTCGAACACTTTCGACTTGGAACCGGCTGCCTGGATCAAATGCGTCGACGTCGACGCATTTGAAAACCGGATGGCCGATTGCATCATTCGTTGTGCCAGGCGAACGTCCAGCCCGAGCCGATCCATAAACGGCAGCCACTCGCCGTGCGGCAGGTGCTCTCTGGCCACTACGAGGGCGCGGCCAGCTGCCAGCATCTCTTCTGCGCTGCGGGAAAGGTGTCCACGGATCTTGTCCTCGTAGCGCAGGACGTCAAATGGCATGCCGTCACCGAACTGGGTGATCACCTGTGCCAGTCGTTCGCCAGCCTCGTTCTGTGCCTGAACTACCAGGGCCGCAGCAGAGCCCTGGATGTCTTGGTGCTGTTCCGTGCTTGTATTTGCCTTGGGGCGTGCCATGATGGCTCCTCCGATCAAAGGGCACCCGCCGCGATCCGCTGATTCATTTCGGATGCGCGACGGGTGATGTTTTCGATATGGTTGTGGTGAGCTTGAGCGATCTGCAGCATGGCGATGCTGTGGGCGTATCGCCCGCTGTCCAGCTTCAGTGCCAGCCCTTCATCCACCAGTGCAGCCAATGCCCTCGTCACGTTCGAGGCTGATTCGCCAGTCAATGCAGCGATTTCCCCGTTGGAGAGCCCGGTCAAAGAATGGCCTTTGAGAGCCTTGAGTACGCGCAGAGCACGCGTGGCTGATGAGGATGCTTGGCGGTCGTTGCTCATACGACCGCCCGTGGCGCGCAAGCGCCGCGCATGATGCGCAAAGCTGCGCCGTGGTCGATGCCGAACTCCAGCGAGGCGAGAGAGGCGCGGATATCGAGCAGTTCGTCGACCAGGGGCTGGGTCGATTCGAATTCGCCGTCGAATCGCTCCAAGCGTCGTTGCAGATCAGCCAGGCGCGCACCCAGGTTGCCGATATCGCCAGTGGTGAGGCTGGACGATATGCGACCCTGATGTGCGCCGCGTCTGGAACTAGATGTAAGGATCTTGTTCTGAAGGTTCATGACGGTTTCCCTTGTCAGGGTGCTATGAGAAAATGGCCAGTTACGGCTGTGCGCTCTGCGTGCGGGGGTTGGGCTTGATACCCAGCTTGACGGCGATTTCGTGCGGAATGCCGCGCTTGCAGGGCGACATGCCGTTGAGAACTCGGTACACGTCACAGCGCCGGAAGCCGTTCTCGTCAGCCCACTGGCTGATCGGGACGCCCCGAGCATGGAACTGGGCTTTCACTTGTTGAGGGGTCATCGGATGGCTCCTTTGTTACCTGTCAAAAGACACTTTAAGGTGTTAAATGACATTCTAAGTGTCTTTTGAAATGTGCTCAAGGGGTCAGATGAAATTTTTCGATGAAGCGATGCTGCGCTTGAAACAGCAACTTGGAGTCACCGAGGATAGGGATGTAGCCGAGGCGCTAGGCATGTCTGCCAATGCCTTGACGCTTCGAAAACGACGAGGCTCCTTTCCCGAGAAGGAGTTCCTGGCTCTAGTAGCTAAGAGGCCCGACCTGGGGCTGGACATTGACTACGTCCTGGTCGGTCATCACTCCCAGGTGTTCGAGGCTGGCATCAAAGAGGCAGCCAAGAACCCGCTGGTTACGGAGGATGAGACGATGGCCGGTCTTTTTGCGGCCTTGTCCCACGAGTCGCGTGCAGAAGTGCTGTCCGTCGCGCGACGGCTCCGAGAGCTGGAGATGTTGGTAGCTACCGCACGCGATAAAGCATCGAAATCGAGGCGTTCGAAATGAAGGCGGCGCTTTCCTGTAGATGCTGTGAGATCATTTCGATAGACCTAAGAGAGGCAGGTACCGATGGCAGCGATTGATGTACTGGCAGGAGACTTTCCACAAGGCCGGGCAGAGTTTGGTTTTGGGGTAATCGCATTTCCCAAGAAACCCAAGCAAGGGTTCCCTGCTGACATTGCCTTGCGCCCGAAAGACGACCTGTTGCATATCGAGATCACGACTGAAAGCGAGGAAAGTCGGGTAGGCAAAGCTGCTGAAGCAGGCATTGCAGGGGGGCTCTTGTTCGGGGGGGCTGGGCTGATCGTGGGCGGCTTGCTGGGGGCGGCCAACAAGCAAAAAAAGACGGTGACGTTTAAGGCGGTCTTTACTGAAGGACGCTCCCTGCTAGGGAAAACTGATGCCCAGACATTTGAGAAACTCCAGGCTTTTGCCTTCAATAATGCGGAGAAATTGCCGCCACAAGAACCTGGAACTCATCCGACCGCCGGGGATGATGATGTGCTGTCGAGGCTTGAACGGCTCTCCAGGCTGAAAGAGCAAGGCATCTTGAACGAAGAGGAATTCCAGCAGCAGAAGGCGAAGTTGTTAGCGTCCTGATACTCCCCACAGCAGTCTCTAAACACAATTAAAAGACTGTGCGCGGCCTGGAGCCGATCATGTCCCCGTTCAAACCTTGGGGGACATCATGGCAAATCAGGTCATGCGGATGCCGCGCGGCATTCGCAATTCCAACCCCGGCAACATCGAGCGCAACGCCACCCGCTGGCAGGGTATGGCGGCGCAGCAGAGCGATGCCCGGTTCATTACTTTCTCCGCGCCCGAATGGGGCATCCGCGCCATTGCGCGCACGCTGATCACGTACCAGGACAAGCGCCGCGCACGTGACGGTAGCCGCATCGACTCGGTACGCGAGATCATCGAACGCTGGGCACCACCCAGCGAAAACGACACGGCAGCATACAGCCGCGCCGTGGCATCGGCGCTGGGTATCGGCCCGGATGACGAAACCGTGGATGTGTACCGCTACCCGACGATGGATCAGTTGGTGCGTGCCATCATCCGCCACGAAAACGGCCCCGGCCCCTACGACGGTGGTTGGTACGACGACGCGGTGATCGAACGCGGCCTGGCGCTGGCTGGCATCGTTCCAGGCGTCATCCACGGTGGCGCGGAGGTGGCAGCATGAAGCTGGACGATTCCGCCAAGTTCTGGCACCGCCTGTGGTCGGTGCGCTTCGCCATCCTGGCAGCGCTGGTATCCGCTGCGGGGGAACTGCTGCCGCTGTGGCAGCCGATGCTGGCACCCATCCCCTACGCAACCCTGTCCACGGTATTCGCCATTCTGTCGGCAGTCAGCCGCGTCGTCCACCAGGGCGGTGTGCAGACCGATCTGGACAGCTACCGGAGCGGCCAGTAGGCCGAGGGGGACGCAATGCTCGGCCAAACCATCACAACGAGTCGTTTGAATGCGCTGCTGGCCGCCCTGGTGTTGGCCGGTGGTGCGGCGCTGGGCGCGGGCATCGGCGGCTACATCCTGGGTCACGGCAAGGCCAAGGCCCAGGGTGATGCCGCTCTGTCTGCATTGGCGCTCGATCACGCCCAGGCATATGCCGATGCCCAGGAGGAAGCCTGGCTGCGGCTCAACGACGAAATCCAACGCAATCAAATCCTCGCGCGGCAGTTGGCCGATGAAAAGGCGGCGCACGCGAAGGAACGCGAATCCCTGCTCAAGAGGATCAGAAATGTCACCACAGTCTATGTGCCTGCCCCTGGCAGCGCGGCGCAGCCTTTGCCTCGCAGCGTGTTCACTGCTGGCTTCGTGCGCGAGTACAACGCCGCCATCGGTCTACCCACCACAAACACATGCACCGTTGCCGCTGGAACTGGCGACACGTCCGCAACCGGCCAGGCCGTTGACACCTGGCTATGCGAATCAGGACTTAGCCAGGCCGACATCCTCGCCCACATTGCCGACTACGGAGAACGCTGCCGCAACCTCGAGTCCCAGGTGAACAGGCTGCTGGATCGTGAGGGGGACGTCGATGGACATCATTGACCTGGCCAGCCAGCGGGAACAGGCGGATCGGGAACTGGCGCTGGCGAACCAGCAGGCCAAGAGGTCGACACGGCCGCCCGCGTCGCACTGCCTGGCTTGCGGCGAACCGATCCCTATCGCGCGGCAGCAGGCAGTGCCTGGCGTGCAGCGATGTGTTGAGTGCCAAGAGGCGTATGAGCACCGGAGTATGTGATGGATTTCAGCAATTTGAGTTTTGGGTTTGAGACGGTTCGCTGGATCGTCGTTACCGCCATTGGCATTTACGCCTGGATCATCGGCAGGCAGTCGGCCAGCAGCAAGGAGCTACTGGAATTGCGCACCAGGATTACGAAGCTGGAGTCGGAAATGCGACAGGTGCCGAGCCAGCAGCAGATCCACGACCTGGCGCTCCAGGTCAGCCGCGTAGTGGGCAGTGTCGATGCACTGGCCCAGGGCATTGCGCCCATCCGCAAGTCTGTTGACCGGATGGAATCCTACCTGCTGAACAACAAGTGAGACCGACCATGAAAAAGGCTTATGCAACGGTCTTGAGTGAAGATCGCCGCCTGATCATCCTGCGCATCCTCAGTGAACTGCCGTCCTACCGCGCCAACAGCAGCGTTTTGTACAGCCTACTGAGCCAGTGGGGCCATCATCCCAGCCGCGACCAGGTGAAGAGTGAAATGCGCTGGCTGCAAGAGCAGGCATTGCTGGATGTGGAGTCCATTGGCGATGGCAGCGTTCTGCTGGCCACGTTGACCGAGCGTGGCCAGGACGTAGCGGCGGGCCGGTCGATTGTCGATGGGGTCAAGCGCCCCGGCGCAGGTAGTTGACGTATGGCGCGCAAATCGAAGGTTTCCAAGCTGTCGCCCGAGGTCAAGGAGTACCTGCAGCGTTTGCTGCGCGAGGATCGCCTGACCCTGGACGAGATGCTGGACGATCTACGCCAGCGGTTCCCTGGAAAACAGGAGGAAATGCCCAGCCGCACCGGCCTGGGACGCTACCGCAAGACCTACGAAGAAGTGTTGGCCAGCCACAAGAATATCGCGCTGGCTTCCGAGGCACTGGTCTCCGAGCTGGGCGAATCGTTCGACGACAAATCCGGGGCGCTGCTTGCCCAGGCCGTGACCACGTTGGCTATCAACGCAGTGGACAACGCGCTGGAGCAAGGCAATACGTCCATCAAGGATGTGCAGGCCATTGCCCGCGCGGCGAAATCCGTCCAGGAGACGCGCAGCCTGAACCTCAAAGAGCGCCAGGCGGTTGCCAAGGAGGCCCGCGAGAAGCTGCTGCGCGAACAAGCCGAAACCCTGGACGACGAAGTCAAGTCTGGTGGCCTGGATGAAGAACAGGCCATGTTCTGGCGCAAGAAATTCCTGGGGGTGTGATGTGGCATCGGTGAAGGGGCTGTCAAGCACACTACGGGTCGTCGAGTGGGACGAACTGCCAGCGCGCGCGAGAGAGATCCCGGCCAACTTCAACCCGCTGGCCGAGGGCATCTTAATGGCCCATCAGGCAGACTGGCTACGCCTGGAGGCACAGATCAAGCTGTGCGGCAAAGGCCGGCGTACTGGAATCACGTTTGCTGAAGCCTTGGACTCGGTTATCACCGCTGCATCGCGCAAGAGCGCGGGCGGCATGGACACGTTCTACATCGGGGACACGAAAGAGAAAGGCTTGGAGTTCATTGGCTATTGCGCCAAATTCTCCAGGGTGATCGCGGAGGCCCAGGCGTCCGGCGTGAGCGAGATCGAGGAGTTCCTGTTCGACGACCAGGACGAGCATGGCAATACCCGCCAGATCAACGCATACCGAATTCGCTACGCCAGTGGTTTCAAGATCGTGGCCCTGTCGAGCAACCCGGCGAACATCCGGGGTCTGCAGGGCAAGGTCATCATCGACGAAGCCGCATTCCACCGCGACGTGTCCGCCGTCCTGGACGCCGCGACCGCACTGCTGATTTGGGGCGGGCGCATCGTCATCATCAGCACGCACAACGGCAAATCCAACCCGTTCAACCAAATGCTGGTTGATATCCAGGAAGGCCGCTATGGCGCGGACGCGCAGGTCATGATGATCACCTTCGACGATGCCGTGGCGAATGGCTTGTTCGAACGTGTGTGTTTCATGAAGGGCGAAGAGCCGACCCCGGAAGCCAAGGAGGCTTGGTACAAGAAGATCCGCGCCGCCTATGGCCCACGCAAGGCGCAAATGCGCGAGGAACTGGATGCCATCCCCCGCGACGGTACTGGCGTGTGCGTGCCTGGCGTCTGGGTCGAGGAGGCAATGCGGCCAGATCGCGCGGTGCTGCGGCTGACGTTATCCGACGATTTCGTGCTGCAGCCGGTGTACCGGCGCGAGGCGTATGTCGAGGAATGGATCAGGGTCAACCTGGCCCCGGTCGTGGAACGGCTGGATGGCAGCCTGCGCCATTTTCTGGGTATGGACTATGCACGCCACCGCGACTTCTCTGTGATCTGCCCGATGTCGGTGGCGCAGGATCGCAGCCGCGATGTGCCGTTCGGCGTCGAAATGCACAAGGTGCCTGCACGCCAGCAACAGCAGATCCTGTTCTACGTCATTCGGCATTTGCCCCGCTTCGTCGCCGCCGCACTGGATGCATCCGGCAACGGTGAAACGCTGGCCGAGGACACCGCAGATGAATTCGGCCGCAGCCGCATCCACCAGGTCAAGCTGTCGCGTTCCTGGTACGGCGCGTGGATGCCCAAATTCGTCCAGTTGTTCGAGGATTCGATGATCGCAATCCCCCGCGATGACAACTTCCAGCAGGACGTTCGTGCTATCGAGCTGGTGGACGGCATTCCCATGATCGTGAAGGCGCGCAGCCAGGATATGAAAGAGCCGGATCTGTACCGGCACGGTGACTTTGCCGGTGCCGCAGCCCTGGCGAACTACGCAGCCCTGGAGGTGGCCGGTGATACGCCCCGCGCGAAGTCCCGCAACCGCCGTGTGGCCGCGTCCATGATGCGAGGTTATTGATGAAAAAAGGTCTGTGGGTCACCCCCACCCAATTCGTGAGCTTTGGCGAAATCCAGCGCGACCGGCTGGTACAGCAGCATGTGGCTACGCGCAGCCGCGCCATCGGTGGTTTCGGCGGTCTGGGTCTGCCCAACCCAGACCCGATCCTGAAGGCGGCTGGCAAGGACGTGTCCACATACCGCGACCTGTTAAGCCACCCGCGCATCGGCGGCAACGTGCGCCGCCGCAAAGCGGCAGTGCTGGGCCTAGAGCGTGGTCTGAGACGCGAAAATTCCCCGGAGCATGTGTTCACGTTCGTCGATGATTGGCTGTCAGACCTGGACATGGATCAACTGGTGCGCGAATTGCTCAATGCGCCCCTGTTCGGCTATCAGCCGGCCGAACTGATGTGGACGCCAGTCGGGCGTTTCATCGTGCCCGAGAGCGTGCTGGGTAAACCGGCCGAATGGTTCCGTTATGACCGCGACAACGCTCTGCGTTTCATGGCCCAGGATGCCGGCACCGATGGTGAACTGTGTGACCCTGTCCGGTTCGTCGTTGCCCGACAGGACGCGACCTACGCCAACCCCTACGGGTTCCCGGATCTGAGCATGTGTTTCTGGGCTGGAACCTTCCTCAAGGGCGGGCTGAAATTCTGGGTACAGTTCACCGAGAAGTACGGTTCACCCTGGGTCATCGGCAAGCACCCCCGTGGTGCAGATGACCGAGAAACCGACTTGCTGCTCGACAGCCTAGAGGCAATGGTGCAGGACGCTGTAGCGGCGATTCCTGACGATTCCAGCATCGAGATCAAAGAAGCCACGGGCAAGAGCGCCAGTTCGGATGTCTATCGGTCGTTGCTGGAATACTGCCGCAGCGACGTCAACGTTGCGCTGCTGGGTCAAGACCAGACCACGGAAAAAGACAGCAACCGCGCCAGCGCCACAGCCGGGGCCGAAGTCACCGAGGACATCCGCGACGGTGACAAGGGCATCACGCTGGCGGCGCTGAATCGCATCATCCGGCTTGTGGTGGACGTCAATTTCGGTGAATCGGTTGCCGCGCCGGTGTATGCCATGTGGGAACAGGAGGTCATCGACAAGACGCAGGCCGAGCGCGACCAGATCCTGTCCGGGGCTGGCGTTCGCTTCACATCCGCGTACTGGCAACGCACCTACAACCTGGAAGAAGGCGACATCGACACGCGGGTCGTGCCGCCATCGGACAACTCTGGCGATCCGGCTGGGCTGGCTTTTGCCGAGGGGAACCATGGCGAGGGCGACTATGCGGATGTGGCTACATCCGTTCTGGCCAGGCAGGCCCAGCCGCACGTCGAAAGCTGGCTGGGCCGCATCAGCCGTCTGGTCGCAGAAGCGCCCGACCTGGTCACGTTACAGGCCAATCTGCTGGCCGAGTTCTCCGACCTGGACGAATCGGCTCTGGCTGATGTGATGGGTCTGGCGTTCACCGCTGCCGAGCTGGCCGGCCGTGCTGAACTGGCCGACGAGGTAGACCGTGGCCAATAGCATCCAGGCGACGTTTCGCAAACCCTTTGCAGAACAGTCCGAATTTTTCCGGCGCAAGCTGGCGCTGCCGTCCGAGCGGTGGGATGACTTGCAACGGGATCAGCACGATGCCGGCTTTATCGTAGCTGGCGCGATGAAGGCCGACCTGGTCGCAGACCTGAAGGCGTCGATCCAGAAGGTCATCGACGAGGGCAAGAGCATCGAATGGTTCAGGGGCGAGTTCGACCGCATCGCCCAACAACGCGGCTGGACGGGCTGGACAGGTTCGGATACCGCCGATGGCACGGCCTGGCGTACGCGCGTGATCTACAACACCAACCTGCGCACCAGCCATGCAGCCGGTCGGGACGTGCAGATGAACGACCCGGACGTTGCGCGCTACAACCCGTACATGATGTTCCGGCACCGTAGTACCGAGAACCCGCGCCTTGAACACAAGGCGTGGGATGGTCTGGTGCTGCGGCGTGATGACCCGTTCGTAGCGGCGCACAGCACGCCTATGGGGTTTGGCTGCAAATGCCAGTGGGTGCCTGTGAGCGAACGTCGGCTCAGGAAAATGGGTAAGACAGGCCCGGATAGAACGCCGCCGACGGAAACCTACGAGCATGTGAACAGGCGTACGGGCGAGGTGCATGTACTGCCCAAGGGCGTGCAGTACGGATGGGACTACACGCCAGGCAGGCACGCGGCGACCACTCGGGCGCTGGCCAGTCGCATGACCAGGCTTGAAACCCTGGACACCGAAATCGCACGGCTCAATGTGCAAACCTTGGTGGCTGCGGACGTGTTTGCGCGCTTCTTCGTCGGAGACATCCTGGGCGAGTTTCCGGTGGCAGTGCTGCGCAATGCCGACCGCCTGGCCATCGGAGCGGAATCATCGGTGGTGCTGCTGTCGCAGGAAAGCCTGGCTGCGCATGTGGCCCGGCATCCCGAGATACGGATCACAGACTACAGGAAGATCCAGCGGCTGCTCGACGAGGGGCAGGTTTATCGGCTGGGGGATGAGCGCCTGGTCTACCTGACGGTCGATGGTGTCCCGTATCGGGCGGCACTCAAGCGAACCAGGGATGGCAGGAAGAACTACTTCCTGACCCTATTTAGGAACGCCAAGGAAAAACCGCCCGTAGGGGCGGTTCGGATTCGGTGAGGGGGAATGCCCGCGGGCGGGAGGCGCCCGCCCTGGCTCTCATCAACACCCTGGGGTGAAGGAGTCGGCAGCCGGGCCGACGCGGGCATAGGCACAGTATAGGACGGATCATGATCAGAATCGAGTTGGATGACCAGGACGTGAAACGTGCCCTGGCTGGCTTGGAACACGCAGTGGGCGATATCCGGCCTGCGCTGAAGAACATCGGAGAGGCGATGCTGTTCAGCATCGACCAGCGTTTCGCAGACCAGGAAGCGCCGGACGGTACGGCATGGGAGGGAAACGCTCCAGCCACGATAGCCAGAAAGGGCTTTGACGATCCACTTGTGGGTGCAGAGCGCAATCTGACGCTGCGCACGCAGAACATCTACCAGCTGGAGGGCGATGCGCTCCTGGTTGGCAACACGATGGAATACGCGGCCATGCAGCAGTTCGGTGGCGACCAGCAGGATTTCCCGCATTTGTGGGGCGACATCCCTGCACGCGAGTTCATCGGTATCTCCGACGAGGACGAGGAGGAAATCGTCGAAATCATCACCGACCACATCGCAATGGGTGCCGGCACACGATGATTTCCAGAAACGGCCCCACAGCGCGTTTTAAGGCTGGGGGCGGCCGGATGCCCCACCTCGCCATTCGTCCCGCTTTATAAAGCCTGTACGGGCCGCTGGCGGCTATCGCTGCCGGCCGGTTCCGGTGTCTGTTTCACTCCCGCCCCAACTGCAATCTGTAAACGCCGTTAAAAGACTGCGCGCCCCGCTGTCCTCAGACTGCGGCATGTACCTATTTGGGACATGCACAGCAGATGAAGACGATCAATATTTTCCGTGCCGGCTCGCACGTCGCATCAGACGGCCAGGCGGTCACGTTCAGCGAAACCGACCTGGCCGCTACTGTTGCAGCCTACGACCCTGCGCTGCACGAAGCACCCATCGTCATCGGCCATCCGCGCCATGACGCACCAGCCTATGGCTGGGTCAAGTCGTTGCAGGCTGGTAAGGATGGCCTGCAGGCCGAGCCTGGCCAGGTCGATCCCGCGTTTTCCGAGATCGTCGACGCAGGCCGGTTCAAGAAAGTCTCCGCATCGTTCTACCAGCCCGACTCCCCCAGCAACCCCGTGCCTGGCGTGTTCTACCTTCGCCACGTTGGGTTCCTCGGTGCGATGCCTCCTGCCATCAAGGGGTTGAAGCCTGTCGAGTTCGCTGCCAGCGAAGAAGGCGTGATCGAGTTCGCTGATTACGGACATGAGATCGGTGCCGGCCTGTGGCGTCGCATGCGCGAATGGTTGATCTCTCAGTTCGGCAAGGACACTGCCGACCAGGTCGTGCCTGGCTGGGAAGTTGACAGCCTGAACGAAGTGTCCCGCGCCAAACCCACCAACGATTCCATTCCCGCTGACCCGTCCCCGACCGGGGTCGCTTTCAGCGATCCCGCAACCACTGAAACACAGGAGTCATCCGTGACCGACAAGGAAAAGGCCGCGCTGGAGGCCGAGAACCAGCGCCTGCGCGCACAAATCGCCCAGGATCAGCAGAACAAGCGTAAGGCGGCGCGTGACACCGCGCATGCGCGCAACGTGGAGTTTGCCGAGGGGCTGGTAAGCAAGGGGCTGCGCCCGGCGCACGTCCCCGCCATCGTTGCCGCGCTGGACTTCTCCGAGGCCGAACCCGACGCCCCGCTGGAGTTTGGCGAGGGCGATGCCAAGAAGCCGCTGGCCGACGGGCTGCGCGAAGTGTTCACCGCACTGGCCGGCGGCATCAACTTCTCGGAACAGGCCACGCAATCGCGTGCCGGCCGCGCCGAGACCGTCAACCCGCTGCTGGCTGATGCCGAAGCGCGCAGCAAGTCGTAAGGAGGCGTCATGGCAACCACCTATACCCCGAAAAAAAAGCTGGGCGACCTGCTGCTCGTCGAAGTCCAGCCTGGCTGGACGAAAGGCGCTGGCACCTTGCTGGCTGGCACCGCTTACAAGTTGGGCACCGTACTGGCGCTCGTCAGCGGCAAATACCAGGTGATCGACCCCGCTGGCACTGGCGCAGCGAAAAAGGCAGTCGCAGTGCTGGGCGAGGACGTCGATGCCAGCGCCGCCGACGCCGAATCGCGCGTGCTCATCAAGCGCGGCGCGGTCGTCAATCTGGATGAGTTGGTGTGGCCCGATGCGGCGACCGACGCGCAAAAAGCCACGGCGGTCGCTGAACTGGATGCCCTGGGCATCGTGGCCAGCGCGCCCATCTGATGTTCAACAAGAGGAATCTGCAACCATGAATCTGGACGATCTGTTCACAGTGACTAGCCTGACGGCAGCGGTCAACAAGCTGCCCGCCGTGCCGGGCAAAGTGGCCGCTCTGGGGCTGTTCGAAGAAAAGGGCGTGACGACCACGTCCGTGGTCATCGACGAGTACCAGGGCCGGCTGATCCTGGTGCCGAACACGTCGCGCGATGCCGATCCGGCCCCGAGCAAATCCGGCAAGCGCGGCCGTCGTGTGTTCGAAACGTTGCACCTGCCATTGTCGCGGCCGCTGCTGCCCGGACAGTTGCAGAACGTGGCGGCGTTCGGTGACGAGAAGCCCATCTCGCAGCAGGCCAAAATCATCAACGACCACCTGGGCGAGATGAAAAACAGCGTGGAAGCCACGCGGGAGCATCTGCGCATCGGCGCGCTGCGCGGCCGGCTGCTGGATGCCGACGGCAAGGTGATCGAGGATCTCTATGACGCGTTCGGCGTCACGCAGAAAAAGATCACGGTGCCCCTGGGGACGGCCACAACGGATGTGCGTGCGGAATGCCTGAAGGCCAAGCGCTACTCCGAAAGCAAGCTGGGCGGCGTAGCCGTTCGCGGGTTCAAGGCGTTCTGCGGCCCGGACTGGTTCGACGCCTTCACTGGTCACGAGAAGGTGCAGAAGGCGTTCGCCAACTACCAGGAAGCCCAGGATCGGTTGGGTGGCGACACTCGCAGCGGCTTCACGTTCGGTGGCATCACCTACATCGAGTACGACGTCACGATCAGCGGCCAGCGTTTCATCCCCGCCGACGTCGCCCAGGTGTTCCCGGATGCCCCCAGCGTCTACCGCATGTTCAACGCCCCGGCGAACTACAACGACACCGTGAACACCCTGGGTCTGCCGTACTACTCGAAGTCCGAGGCGCGCAAGATGGGCAAGGGCTGGGATGTGGAAGTGCAGGCCAACCCGCTGGCGCTGTGCATGTTCCCCGAGGCGCTGGTCGAGTTGAAGGCAGGCTGACATGCGCTACGTCACTCGGGACGCCATTGGCGCGTTCATTCCCCAGGTCACGCTGCTGCAACTGTCGAACGACGATCCGGCCGCAGATGCCCCGGACGAGGCAGTCATCACATCTGTCGTGACCGAAGTGGAGGATCTGGTAGACGGGTATATGCGAGGCCGCTACACGCTGCCATTCGACCCCGTGCCGACGGTGCTGCGCGGCGCAGCCCTGAGCCTGATCCGTTATGAACTGTACGCCCGGCGTCCCGAGGGCGCTATTCCTGACGCGGTAACGGACGCCCGCAAGCACGCTATCAAGCTACTGGAGACCATCCGCGACGGCCTGATCACCCTGGGCATTGCGGATGGCCAATCTGCCCCGGAACCGGGCGAGATTCGGGTGCGTGCCCGCCGCCAGCGGTTCGGTGACAAGGCGTGGAGGCACTACTGATGAGCCAGACGCCTGAAATCCTGGATGCGGTTGTCGACCGGCTGAAGGAGCGGTTCGGCAAGGGGCTGGCCGTTGAGTTGTTCCCGGAAAACCCCAAGGGCTATCGGATGAATCATCCGGTGGGGGCAATCCTGGTCGCGTTCAGCGGTTCCCGGTTCGCCCGCAGCGATGCTCTGGACGCGGTATTTCAGGAACGCGACATGACCATCCCACTGACGCTGGTCTTCAGGCAACTGAACGGCCCGCAAGGGGTAGTCGGCTATCTCGATCAGATCCGGGAGGCGCTGACCGGGTTCACGCCGCCGCATTGCTGCATCGCCCTGGCACCCACCGATGAATCGTTCATTGGCCAGGTTACGGGGCTGTGGCAGTACGCACAGAAGTACCAGACACGCACTACTCAGGCCCAGGTTCAGGGGCCGGAGTCCGGCCCGTCTTTCAAGCCCTTTTTTGAGGATCTTTCATGAAACTGAGCAAATACGTTTACAGCGGCCCGCGCTCGGCGGCATCGCTGCGCGTGGATGGTGAGGTGCTGGATGTAGCGCTGGTGCCTGGCGGCACGGTGGAGCTTCCTCCCGACCACGAATACACGCAAACCCTGCTGGTGCTGAAGCACATCAGCCTGGCCCCGGCGACGAAGTCGGCCAAGGCTACGGAAGGAGGCGTCTGATGGCTGCGAACTATCTCCACGGTATCGAAACCACCGAAGTCGAGCGCGGCCCGCGCGCCATCAAGGTCGTCAAGAGCGCGGTGATCGCCGTGGTCGGCTCGGCTCCGACCGGGCCGGTCAATACGCTGACGCTATCGCAGACCGAGGTCGACGATGCGCAATTCGGCCCCGATCTGCCCGGCTTCGGCATTCCCGAGGCGCTGGCGGGCATCCATGCGTTCGGTGCCGGCACCGTCCTGGTCGTCAACGTCCTCGATCCCGCCGTGCATAAGAGCGCGGTGACCGCACAAGAACGCACGTTCGGCTTGAACGACCTGGTGCAACTCGGGCATGGCGCACTCCAGACGCTGACGCTGAAGTCTGCCGACGGCAGCAAGACCTATGCGGCCGGCACTGACTACGAGGCCACGCTGCTGACCGGCAAGGTCAAGCGCCTGGCTGGCGGGCAGATTCCTGCCCAGTCCGTCGTGAAGGCGGACTACACCTATGCTGATCCGTCCAAGATCACGGCCGCCGAGATCATCGGCAGTGTGAACATCGCTGGCCAGCGTTCCGGCATGAAGCTGTTTGCCGACAGCTACAACCTGTTCGGGTTCTTCCCGAAAATCCTGCTGGCTCCCGGCTTTTCGACGCTGAATTCCGTGAGCACGGAACTGGCTGCCTTGGCCGATGTGCTGGGAGCCATCGCCTATACCGACGCCCCGATTGGTGTCTCGCCGTCCCAGGCGATCTCCGGCCGAGGCCCGCTGGGCACCATCAACTTCAACACGTCGAGTGAACGTGTGCGGCTGCACTACCCGCACGTCAAGATCTACGACAGCCTGACGGATGGTGAAAGGCTACAACCGTTGTCCATCCGTTCGGCCGGACTGCGGGCCAAGGTGGATAACGACGAGGGATATTGGGCATCGCACTCGAACCATGAACTGGTGGGGGTGATCGGCCTGGAGCGTTCGCTGACCGCGCGTGTGGATGACCCCAACAGCGAGGTCAATCTCCTGAATGAGAACGGCATCACCACGGTGTTCAACTCGTTCGGTACCGGCTTGCGGCTGTGGGGCAACCGCACTGCCGCTTGGCCCACGGTCACGCACATGAAGAACTTCGAGAACGTGCGCCGCACCAAGGACGTCGTCGACGAGTCGATCCGCTACAGCATGCTCCAGTTCGTCGACAAGAACGTGACCAATGCACTGATCGAGAGCGTTGTCGAAAGCGTGAACCAGTTCATCCGCAAGTTGTTTGGCGATGGTGCCTTGCTCGGCGGCGAGTGCTGGTACGACCCGGCCCGAAACCCGCAAACGCAGCTGGAACAAGGGCATGTGCTGTTCAGCTACAAGCTGACTGTGCCGCCGCCGTTCGAGCGCGGCACATTCGAAACTGAAATCACGGGCGAATACCTGGCGACTCTGGGAGGGACTCAATAATGGCCGGATTTAGCGCACATCGGATCACCAACGCGGCGGTCTACCTGGACGGAAACTCGTTCTTCGGACGGGCGTCCGAAATCGACCTGGGCGCAGTGAAGGCCGTGACGAGCGACTTCCAGGGCTTGGGCCTGGTCGGCCTGATCGAATTGCCGGACGGCATCGACAAGCTGGAAGGCAAGATTGTCTGGAACAGCAAGTACATCGACGCGGCGAAGCGGATCGCCACCCCGTTCAAGACCGTGCAATTGCAGTGCCGCAGCAGCATCGAGGTCTACAACTCGCAGGGGAAAACCGACGAAATCCCGCTGGTGACCCTGATGACCGTGATGTTCAAAGAGTACCAGTTGGGCAACTTCAAGCCGCGCGAGAACACGGCGTTCGAGACCCCGTTCTCCTCGACGTATGTGCAGCAGAAGGTCAATGGCGAAGAAGTGCTGCTGCTCGACTACCTGGCCAATATCTACAGGGTGGCCGGCCAGGATCAGCTATCGAAGTATCGGCAGAACCTTGGCCTGTCGTGATGACGGGCCAAGACTAGGAAAAGGGGCGCTGCGTGCGCCCCTTTCTGCATCTGTAAACGCCGTTAAAAGACGGGCGGCGGCTGGCGGTTGATGATGACGACTCTAGATATTTCGTTCATCAACCACCTCGGAGCCTGCCATGTCGCAAGAAGCCAAAGCCACGAACACCGCCGCCAGCGCCCACAGCCTGCCGTTGCTGTTTCCCACCCCGCTGCCCACCGGCGAAACCCTCAAGAGCGTGCCCATCCACATCATCCGCCGCAAGGATATCGCGGCCGCGCAAAAGCATTCCCGCGACGAGGCGGTCATCGAAGATCTTCTCCTGGCCAAAATGACGGGCCTGACCGTCGAGGATCTGGGTGAACTGCACATTGCCGACTCGCGGCGGGTGACCGAGACGTTTCAAGAAATGGTACGGGGCGGCGACATTGCTGCATTCCTGGGACGAATTGCTGCTCCTGGTGCTGCGGATGCAGCCAAGCGAGATTGACCAGCTGGAGATGGACGACTACTGGCGCTGGTGCGGCGTATGTGAGCAGGAAATCGACCGCCGCCTGGCTGCTGTAAAGGGCAATCGCTGAGGTAGGCATGGCATCGCGGGAAATCCAGGTAGGTCTGCGCATAGGGGCGGTGGTTGGCGGTTCGCTGCGGGCTGCCTTTGGTTCCGTGCGTGGCACGGTAACGCAACTTGGCCGCGCTACCGACGGGCTGACAGCCAAGCAGCGACAGATCGGCACCACGTTGTCGGCAGCAGTGGCTGCGGGCGGCAGCGGCCTGGCCCGGTTGCGCGCCCAGTACGACCGCGTAGGCCGCACCATCGACCAGTTGAAGGTCAAGCAAGACCGACTGAACGCCAGTATTGCCAGGGGCGAAACGCTGGCCAGTCGGCGGCAAGAATTGCGTGGCCAGGCTCTGGAAACTATCGGAACGGCGGCAGTCCTCGGCGCGCCGGTGTTCAAGTCGATGGCGGTCTCGGCAGCGTTCCAGGATCAGACGAACGATATCGCCATTACCGGCGGATTCGACCAGGCGGAAGAAAAGCGCCTGGGCGACGTGCTGCGCGGCGCAGCCATCCGCTGGAACCAATTTCAAAGTGATGTGGCTGCTGGCGCGCAGGTACTGATTGCGGGTGGTATCGAAAACGTCGACCAGTTGTCGGCCTATGCACCCATCATGGCGAAAACCGCCACGGCCACCCGCGCCAGCATGGATGACCTGGGTTCAGTGGCCATCGCCCTGAACGACAACCTGGGGATCGGTGCGCAGGGCTACGAACGCGCCTTGAACATGCTGGCGTTCGCCGGGAAGAAGGGCCAGTTCGAACTGGCTGACATGGCAAAGTGGTTGCCGCAGTTGACGCCGCAGATGGCTGCGCTGGGCATCACTGGCGAACGCGCCGTGGCCGAGATCGGTGCGTCCTTGCAGATTGCGCGACGTGGCGCTGGAACCAATGACGAAGCCGCCAACAACTTCAAGAACTTCCTGTCGAAGATCACAGCACCGGATACCTTGAAGTCGTTCGAGGATGCCGGCATCAATTTGCAGGCATCCATGCGCAACCTGGTCGAAGGCGGATTGACGCCAGTCCAGGCCATGCTGGAGATCATCACCAACTACGTCGGGAGCAAGGGGCCGGAGGCTGCAAAGGAATTTGAAGCCGCCATGCAGATCAAGGACGAGGCGGAGCGCCAGTCTGCCCTGGATAGGCTCAACGAGGCGTACAAGCTGGGGGAACTGTTCCGGGATATGCAGGTGCTGTCCTTTGTCCGGCCGGCGCTGGCGAACCGGAGTGACCTAGCCGAGATCCAGGCGGGCAGCGTGGCAGCGGCCGACCAGGGCGTGCTGGATGCCGACCTGGCGCGGCGCATGGAAAGCCCGCGGGAGCAGATGAAGGCGCTGATGGTCAACTTGTCCGAGATTGGGCTTGTCATTGGCCAGGTTCTGATTCCACCCTTGGTCGAGATCAGCAAGGCAGTGCTGCCCATCGTGCGCGGCTTCGGTGAGTGGGCTGCCGAGAATCCGGCACTGATCAAGGGGGTCGTCGGCCTGGTGGGTGGTTTGCTGGCAGCCAAGTTGGCATTTATCGGTGTCCAGTACGGAATGCTCCTGGTGCTGAGTCCGATCAATGCGGTACGCACAGGCGTGTTGACGTTGTCGGCCAAGTGGACGTTGCTCAAGGCGCTGTTCCAACTGGGCAACTTTGCCCCAGCCGTTCGCGGGCTGAGGGCCATCGGTGCAGGCTTCTCGGCCACGATGCGGTTTCTGGTGCCATTCAGCAAGGGGCTGGCCATGACCTTTGGCGGGCCGCTGATGCTGCTGGCCAAGGGTGGGCTGCTGCTGGGCCGGGTAATGGGTGGCGCATTGGTGTCGGGCCTGAAACTGGCTGGCCAGGCGGTGCTCTGGCTAGGCCGGGCGCTGCTGCTCAATCCGATTGGGCTGGCGGTGACTGCCATCGGGATCGCGGCATACACGATCTACAAGTATTGGGAGCCGATCAGCGAGTTTTTCAGCGGGCTGTGGTCGGGGGTGAAAGGCGTCTTCACGTCGGCCTGGTCGGGCATCACGGCAGGGCTGTCCCGAGCCTGGGGCGGCGTCCAGGACATGGCGGCAACCGCCTGGGGCGGCCTGACGGGCTTCTTCAGCGGGCTATGGTCGGACGTGGCCAGCGTCACGCGCAGCGCGTGGGACGGCATTGGCGCGGGCCTTTCGTCGGCCTGGGGCAGCATTCGAGGTGCGGCTGCCAGCGCCTGGGGTGGAGTGTCAAGCTTCATCGGAGGCGTATGGGGCGACGTCCAAACCGCCGTGGACGGCGGTGTTTCAGGTGTGACCCAGCAGTTGCTCAACTGGTCGCCTGTCGGTCTGCTGTACCAAGCTATTTCGGGCGGGCTGTCGCAACTCGGGATTGAGCTGCCTGGCAAGTTCAGCGAGTTCGGTGCCAACCTGATGGATGGCCTGATCGGCGGCATCCGCAGCATGGGGACGGCGGTGCGCGACAGCGTGGTCGGCATGGGCGAAAGCGTGGTTGGCTGGTTCCGTGAGAAATTGGGCATCAACTCGCCCAGCCGGGTTTTCATGGGGTTTGGTGCCAATGTCTCCGAGGGCGCGGCCCTGGGCATCCGCAATCAGATGCCACTGGCTGGACAGGCTGCGCGGGCGTTGGCCGGCGTAGTTGCCGCAGGCGGTGCGCTGGCCCCGCTGGGCGTATCTGCTGCGCTGCCGGCCGTGGAGCCGCTGACGGCTCAGGTGCAATTGCTGCCACGCCTGGCTGGCCTGCAGGATGCGCCTGTGGCATTGCCTACAGGCGCACCGCCAGCCGGACGCCTGCCGCCGCAGTATCCCGACCAGGTCTGGAACCAGATCATTCAACCTGCACCGACGGCTGCCTCGGCACCGATCACATTCGCGCCGGTCATCCATGTCGATGCGGCAGCTGGCCCGGTACGCGACCAGGTCGAGAACGCGATGCGGATGTCCTTCGACGAATTTTCACGGCTGATGGAGCAATACCAGCACCAGAACCGCCGTCGATCCTATGGGGGTGAGTGATGTTGGCAGTACTGGGAGAAATCGAGTTCGAGGTCACCAGCGGCCTGTCCGGTATGGAACTGTCCGCGTCCACGGATTGGGCCGAACATCCGCTGATCAAGGGCAAACCGTTGCTCGAGTGGGTGGGTGACGGACTGGATGAGTACACGCTGACCATTGAACTGCACCCGATGCTGGGCGATCCGTCGGCTCGACAGCGGCAGTTGCGTGACGCACAGGCTGCACACCAACCACTGGCCCTGGTGTTGGGCAGCGGGGATTACCTCGGAGCGTTTGTCATCACGGCCCTGGGCAATGTGCCCCGGCGCACATGGGCAAACGGCCAGAACAGCATCTCTACGCTGACGATCACCCTGCGGGAATACACCGGCCCGGTCGAGCAGCCCAAGACGCTGTTGGGGCTGATTGATCCATCACTGACTGCCGACACTGCTCGCCCCGAGCTGCTGTCGCGCTTCGATTCGATCAAGAGCACCGCCGAGGTGGCGCTGGGACACGCCCGCAAGGCGGCGGCAGTGATCCAGTCCGGCAAGCAGCTGTACGACGTTGTGCGGCGTGGCGATGTGGCCGATATGCTGACCCAGGCGCCGCGTTTGCTTGGGGTTGCAGGCAAGGCCATCGCACCGCTGGAAGGTTTCTCGGATGCGGCTGCGCTGCTGCAGGACGCCGGCGACCTGGCGGCACTCGGCAGCGATGTCCTGAGCGATGTGCGCGGCATCCAGACCAGCCTGGATCTTGACAGCCTGGATCTGGAGAACGTCGTCGACCGTATCGGGTCAGCAGGCAGCGCCCTGGAGCGTTCGATTTCTCTGTTCGATGATGCCGGGCCAAAGCTGGCCAGCCTGGCGGCGAAGGTGGCGACCAGGAGGGCATGATGTTCTTGACCCATATCACGACCGAGGGCGAACGCTGGGATCAACTTGCGGCGCGCTATTACGGTGATTCGCGCCGCTATAAGCCGATCATCGACGCGAATCCGCATGTGCCCATCACGCCGTCGTTGGCATCGGGGCTGAAGCTGGCCATTCCGCTGCTCGAGCGCGAGGCAGCAACGGAGGATCTGCCGCCGTGGATGCGATAAACCTGACCGACTTCCTGACGCCCAAGTTGGTGCCGGATGCACGATTCGTCGTCATGTACGAGTCGCGCAACATCACCCGCGATATCAGTGCATCGCTGCTGTCGCTGCGCTACACGGATTACCTGAGTGGCCAGAGTGATGACCTGGACATCCAGTTGGTGGACGCCCAAGGCCGGTGGCGTGGTGACTGGTATCCCGGTCACGGCGACACGCTGACGCTGTCGATGGGCTGGCATGGCACGCCGCTGCGGGCTGTGGGCAGCTTCGAGATCGACGAGGTCGAACTGCAGTACCCGCCGTCCGTGGTGAACATACGGGCGCTGGCCACAGGCATTCGGGCCGGGCTGCGCACGGTCGAGAACCGGGCCTATGAGGGCATGACGCTCGAGGGTGTAGCCAAGCAGATAGCCCAGCGCCAAGGTCTCGAACTGGTGGGCCGGATCGAGTCGATCAAGTTGGATAGGCTGACGCAGCGCGAATCCGACCTGGTGTTCCTGCGGGAACTGGCGGACACCTATGACTATGCGTTCAAAGTGGTCGGTTCCAAGCTGGTTTTCCACTCGATCTCTGAACTGGCCCAGGGCAAGCCCATCGGGAGTCTTGCGCTCACACAGCTGACAAACGTGCGTATCCGCGACCAATTGCGCGAAGTTCCTCGGGCCGTCGAGGTCAAGCATCAAGAGCCGGCGAAGAAGCAATTGGTCGAGTACCGCATCGAAAACGGAAAAACCGTTGCAGTTCCGAGTAGCGCCAGCAAGACCACCAGCAGCGGGGATACGCGCAAGAGCCGCAAGCGTGCCGCATCTGCGGAAGAAGCCACTGCCCAGGCCAAGGCCGACCTGGCCAAGTCGAACCGGGAGCGTGCCACGGGTGGCTGGTCGTGCGTAGGCAGGCCGAGCATGGTTAGCGGGAACGTGCTGGCGCTGATCGGTGAGGATGCCGGCAAGTTCGCAGGGAACTACCTGATCACGCGCTCGACGCACACCGTGGATCGAAATGGCGGCTATGTGACCGACGTGGATGCCTGCCGCGTCTCGACAGATGCCCAGACGGCGGATGATGCCCGCCTGGGCATCCAGTCCGTGGCGCACGGGAAGGTTTGATGATGGGGCTGGATCTGGACTATGGCATCGTCACTGCCCTGGACTACCGGGCGTGCCGGGTGCGGGTGCGCCTGGATGACCGTGACGGCCTGGAAACCTACTGGCTCGATGTCCCGCAACGAAACAGCCAGGGAACAAAACGCCGCCCGGTGCTCTATGAGATCGGGGAGCAGGTCGCCGTCCTGCTGCGGGAAGATGGCGTTGGCGGCGTCGTGTTGGGCGGGGTCTACTCGACGGTTGAGCCGCCGCCTGTGGTTGACCAGGATACCGACTACGTCCGGTTCCGGGACGGCACGACAATCACATACAACCAGGGCGCGCACCTGTTGCGCGTGGAGTGCGTGGGTGATGTCCAGCTGCAGGCCAAGAACGTGCGGGCAACGGCCGAAACGGTAAATGTCCAAGCCGACCAGGTAGAAGTCAAAGCCAGCCAGGTCACAGTCAAAGCCGACAGCGCAGCGATCAGCGCCACGCAATCCACCATCGAAGGCGGTGTGGGCGTTACCGGCCAGGTGAAGATCAAGGGCAACCTGGACGTCGATGGCAGTATCCACGCCAGCGGCACCATCATCGACGAACAGGGCAATACCAATCACCACCGGCATTGACCTGGTGCCGCCCGCAGCATTCTCTAAACGCCGTTAAAAGACGGCTCCAGCGCGTATTCCTACCATGCTCGCATGACTCAGGAATACACGAACATCACCGCAGCCCACTGGCAACCCGCGCTCAAGCGGGACGGTGAAATCGTGTCCGGCATTGGGGACATCGACCAGGCCATCCGCATCATCCTGTCCACGCCCAAGGGTAGCGATCCGCACCGGCCTGACTTCGGGAGCCGAATCCCTGATTGGCTGGACAGGCCGGTAGACCGTGTGCGGCCGCACCTGGTGCGCGAGGCCGTGGACGCCCTGCGCGTGTGGGAGCCGCGCATCGTTGTCGAGTCTGTGCGGATTGATGTCGATGCCGAGTGCATAAAAACCCGCGTGCTGTGGCGTGCGGCTGATGGTGTGACGCGACTGACGGAGGTGCAGCATGACAGACCGGCAACCGCCTGAGTTCGTCAAGGTTGACCCGGCAGCCGTCGAGGCCGATCTGGTGGCACGCTACGAGGCGGCTACCGGCAAAACGCTGTACCCGGCCCAGGTTGAGCGGTTGTTCATCAACCAGATCGCCTATGCGCACGGCCTGGCTCAAACCAACATCCAAAGCACTGGCGAAAAGGTGCTGGTGCGATTTTCCAGCGGGATCATCCTGGATTACCTGGGCGACCTCGTGGGCACGCCTCGGCTGCTGGCCAAGGCCGCTCAGTGCAAGATTCGCTTCTCAAAGAAAGAAGAGGCTGGGGCTGACTTCATCGTGCCCGCAGGCACACGCGTGGCTACGGTTGACGGCCGCACGGTATTCGAGATTGAGGGCGAAGCGCGTGTGACCTCGATGTCTGCCATCGTTGATGCGTTTTGCACGGTCGAGGGCGTCTCGGGCAACGGGTGGATGCCCGGTCAAGTGTCCGTTCTCCAGGGCGATTTGCCTGTGGTGGCCGTGAACGTCACGGAATCTACAGGTGGTGCTGGTGACGAAGCCGATGATCGCTACAAGGAGCGCATCATCGCCGCGCCCGAGGCGTACACGAATGCGGGCAGCTATGGCGCGTATCGGCATCACGCCATGTCATCGCACCAATCCATCGTCGACGTCGTCGTACACGGCCCGAATGAGGGCGAGGAACCCGGACACGTCGCCATCTATCCTCTGGTCGAGACGGGGCTGCCATCCGAATACCTGCAGGCCGTTGTCCTGGCTGCACTATCGAGCGAACGCGTGCGGCCGCTGTGCGACACCGTACTGGTGCGCCAGCCGGAGATCGTGAACTACGAGATCCGCGCGCGGCTGACGTTCTATGAAACTGCCGACAGGACGGAAACCGCGACACGCGCGCGGGAGGCGCTCGACGCCTACATCGCTGCGCGTCAGCGTGAACTGGGTGCCGACCTGGTGCCGGAACAGATCGCGGCGGTATTGCAGGTCTCTGGCGTTTATCGCGTGCAGATGCTGGCCCCTGCATTGCGGGTACTGGCATCGCACCAGTGGGGCTATTGCTCTGCAATCACGCTGATTGACGGGGGGACGGCGCATGGATAACCGCATGCCTGCGTTGCCGCCCGCACTGGCGGGGGACGAGCGTTTCGCGCTGCTGTGCAAGCTGCTGTGGGAGCAATACGGCAGCCTGGATATCGAGAAGATCCTGGTTTGTCTGGTGGACATTGTCCCAGAGGCGATGTTGCCGCACCTGGGCGATCAGTTCCACATCATGGGCAATGAGGGCTGGAACCTGACGTCTACGGTGGCACAGCGCCGGGCGCTGATTAAACGTTCCATCGAACTGCACCGCACGAAGGGTACGCCCTGGGCGATCAAGGAAGCGCTGCGCGCACTCGGATTCACCGACCTGCAGATCGTTGAGCACCTGCCCGAGAACGACTACGACGGCAGCCTGGCGTATGACGGCGGCAATACCTATGGGGACTTCCACTGGGCGCAGTTCCGTGTGGATCTCAATGCGGACGATATGCGCGCCCTGACCGCCGATGACATTGCACGCATCGTCGGGGCCATCACTGAATGGAAGCCAGCCAGGTCGCACCTGGTCGATGTGCGCTATCGCGGCAACGATGTCGAGGATGCCGTCACATACCGGGAAGAGGATGCGCTCAACATCGAGATCGACCAGGCCGATGTCCATACCTGGGGCCGTCCGCTGTACGACGGCAGCCTGGCGCATGACCAGGGGCAGCCGATCACCTATGGGGGCAAATTCGACTACTCCGGCGCGCAGGCGCATTCCGGTCTGACCAATGAGGGTGAGGTCTACGGCGAAGCGTGCGAGGAACTGGAAATGTCCGGTGTCCTCGAGGCCGAGGATCGGCAGCAGGTTTTCCCCTTGCACGGTGGAGAGGTCGATTACAGCGGCATCGTGACCTATGGCTCTGAAGGGGTAGTGGCACTGGATCTGCCGATGCCCATCATCGTGACGCGCCACCGCGCATACGACGGCACCCTGTCCTACTCGGGCGATGAGGAGGACTACCCATACGACGGCACCTACCAGCACGACGGGCAGATCTTCTATCCCGGCGGCATTACCTACTCGGGTGACGTCATCACCATGTTGGAGGCGTGATGGAAATTCGTGACAGGGTCGGAACACCGACCGGCATTTTCGAGATGGAAGTTCGCCGCGAGGGCGAACTGATCCAGGTGATCCAGGAAAAGAATCTGATCGTGGCAGGTGCCGCTAACCAGCTTTCTCGTTTCCTGGGTGGCGATGGTGCAAACCGGCATGTAAGCCGCATTGGCTTCGGCGTCGGTACTACTGCCGCTGCACCTGGAGACACGGCGCTCACGTCGCCGGTCATTCTCCCCATCGGCAGCATTACTTACCCACAAGCGGGCCGTGTGCGCTTCAGCTGGTCGCTGCCGAAGTCCGAGGGGAACGACCTGGAGATCACCGAATTCGGCCTGCTGTGCGCCGACAGCACGCTGTTTGCGCGAAAAGTGCGTGAGGCGATTCACAAGAAACCAGACCTGAGCCTGACCGGGGCTTGGACAATCATTTTCTAGGAGCCAACATGGCAAACGTTAGCGAAACCCCGGTATGGGAATCGGGTATCTACCAGATCGAAACCACGGACAAGGTTCGGGGTGGCGAAGACGGTATTTCCAACGTACAAGGCAAACAACTTGCCAATCGCACGGCCTACCTGAAGATGCGTGCTGACCAGGTTGACGAGGCCAAGGGCACTCACGCAAACCTGCCGGAGCGCCTGAATCACATCGAGGGCGAATTCGAGGCAGTAGGCCCGGATAAGCAGAACGCAGGCGATTCCGCGCTGATGTTCGCGCTGGAGCAGGCGGGTATTGCCAACCGCGAAGTCGAGCGTCTGCGCGCTGGTGAGTCGAAAACATCGGCCCTGCCAGCGCTGGCGGCGTGGAACTTCGAGCAGCAGGCCGAGGTGCTGCGTGGCCAAGGCCAGAGTGGGTTGTTCCTGACCCGGCAGTACAACCGGGGCGGGGACGATGCCTATGACCGTGGCTGGGCCGAGAACTACAACCCTGCCTCCATCCACAACCATCCGAACTATCGCGGCATGCCGGGAATGGGCGAGTTTTCGGCCATCATCAACGGTTACTACCTACGCACGCGCCACAACGATTACCGTCTGCGCGGGCCGGCCCCGGAGGGGACGGCATTCCTGGCCACCGAGGAAGTCGAAGCCCCACCCGTGCCCGCGCTGGTCACGGGTGCCGGCAGCGTGGCCAACCAGATCACCGCCATGCGCGACCTGTTCCGCCGCTACGCTGCGGGCGAATGGCCCCAAGGATTCGGCTGGACGCTGTCCTATGTCGAGTGCTGGTTTGAAGTGCTGACCGGCACGGTCACGGACACGTATTCGTCGTTCCGGCACCAGCAGTATGTGACGACGGTCGACGCGGCGCTGCGCGAGGTGCTGAAGTTCAATGCGGGCGGGTACAAGAACCCGAGCGAGAACGTTTCGTTCGAGCCGCCTGTCGTCCGATTTATCGACGCCAGCGGCAACCCGGTACTGGCCCGCCTGCGATATCGCCTGGCGGCGGTCGATGTATCGAGCCTGGGCGACCTGCGGCCCCATATTCAGATCGTTGATGATTGGGCGCAAGCGGCATATGCGGCCCGCCAGTCCGGCCGATATCGCGTACCTGACGACGCCAGTAAGCCCGGCATGCTCGATTCGATCATGGGCCTGGTGCCGGGTCTGAACGGCGCTGGCGCAGTGCTGGAGGAGAAGTACGGAACGGTGGTGATCGGCAAGTTCGGTGACCAGGTTCCGTTGAACGCGGCGTACTACAACCGATTCAGCGCCGGGCAGACCGATGCGTCGAACCGTTCCAACTTCCGTCGTGGATTCAACGACCCGACATTGTTCGTGGCCAAGAACACACGCGCGGAAGTAGCCCCGATGACCATTGGCAGCGAAACCTATCGCTTCTCGTATGCCATTCCGCTGGAACTGATCCTGCGCACGCCGCTGGAAAACTGGAACCCCTACAACGTGCCGGAGGCAGAAAAACGCACGGACGTGACCGGCAACGGGCTGCAGGCCACGCCGTACAGCGCCTGGCACCCGGATGCCCGCAATTTCCGCACGCCGTCGGCGTTCTACGGCAGCACGTTGAGCCTGACCCTGACTGACCAGGCCGACACTGGCTCGGGCGGCGCGTATGTTCAGACGCCATCCGGTGGCGTGCAGCAAATGCGGGGCAGCGGGATCTATCTGGCGCTGCCGGCGATTCCTGGTGTTGCGGCGACGATTCGCCTGCGACATCCGGTGTTCCCGGTTTATCACGAAGGGTCACATGCCCAATCGCAGTTCGAAGCCCTGCGTGGCGAGGTGGAAGTCGTGCGCGGCCTGGCATCCCTGGCCGTCGATCAGGCTGGCCAGGCGCATCATGGTCTGCGCCTGCTGCGTGAGCATGCACAGCAGGAAGGGGAGCTGACGATCACCAACCGTGGCGTGGTTAGCGGATGCACGGTGACCCGTTCCGAGGGCGCTGCACGCAACCTGAACCTGGCGGGTGGACTTTGTTTTGCGAACGGCCGCACTTATCGCGTGGCCACGGCCGGGAACGCTGCCTCGGTGCCGAGCAACATCGGCACTGGGTCTGTGACGCTCTACGCCTACCTGTTCATGGCTACGGGCGGCAATTGGCGCTTGGCTGTGACGCCCATCGGCACATCGGTACCCAGCGGTGCGATCCCTGTTTACAGCCTGACCCTGCCCGCGAACTCGACAGATGAAACTGATCCAGGGCTGACGAAGGTCACCATCACGGACATTCGCCGCCTCGAGCCTGGTTTCCCGAACGTGCTGGACAGCCCGGCATCGGCATCTGCCGTCCTGAACCGCCTGAACGCCAACGACTACCGGCTCATGTTCGACGTGGTCTCTGCCGACGGTGCGCCGTGCGACGTACAGGATATCAGCGTGACCAGCCGGGCAACGAACGGTTTCACGATGCTGCTGGGCAGTGCGGCCGACAACGTCGTCATTCGCTGGAAGGCCAGCAAACTCAACCAATGATCAGGAGTTCATAACCATGAAGATCAATCTGAAACAGGCCGGGCAGCCGGTGGCCGATTTCGCCGTGAGCGGCGCGCTGGTGACCGTTGCCGGCGTGGTCGTGGATACGGCCGCGCGCGAGGACGACGTGGCGGTCATCGTCGAAATCCGTGAGAACAGCGATGGCCCCGGCGAAGGGGGCGATGGTGCCTATTTGGCGCAGATCGAGATCCCGGCTCGTCGCTATGTCACGCATCACGTTCCCGGCGAAACCGAGGACGATCCGCCGACCGAAACCCAGGAACCTGCCGAGTTCGACCCCGATGCTGTGGTCGTGACTTTGTGGCCTGCCGCCCGCTAAATCCGTTTATTTAGGAGCACACCATGCCCACCATCCTCATCAAAGACGACCTGCGCCGTAGCGTGGAGGCTGCCACTGGCGGCCAGATGACCGTGCTGTACACCGCGACCAAGCAGCCGACCTACATGAATGTCTTCTACAGGCAGAACCTGGAGGACATCGACCCGGAGCTGGGAACCGGCGTCGATCCGGCCTTCATCGTCAATGGCGTAGAGAAGAGCGAGTTGTTCATCGGTGCCTATCCCGGCATCGTGAAGAACGGCGAACTGATCTCGTTGCCCGGTGTTGACCCGGCCGCAAGCCGGAATTTCGACTCGTTCCTGACTGCCGCGCGTGCGTGCGGGCCGGGCTTCCATCTGGTGACCAATGCTGAATGGATGGCCATTGCGCGCTGGTGCCGCAAGAACGGGTTCATGCCGCGTGGGAACAGCTATTACGGTCGTTCGTCCGACGTACCGTTGGAAACCGGCCGTCGCGTTGATGGCGCAGCTGCCGGTACGACGACTGGTACGCCGCGCACGTTGACCGGCTCCGGCCCGATGGCCTGGCGACACAACAACACCGCTGGGGGCATCTCGGATCTCTGCGGCAATGTTCTGGAGTGGGCGCCGGGCTATCGGCTCATGGATGGTGAGGTGCAGATTATCCCGAACAACGATGCAGCGGCCCACACCATCGACCTGAGCAGGACGTCGACGCTGTGGAAAGCGATTCGTGCCTCGGACGGGGCATTGGTTGCGCCGGGTACGGCGGGCACTTTGAAGTACGACGGCATTGTTGCTGGGAACACTGGACAACATGGAGCGCCACGTCTGTCTGACACGGTCACCATTCGTCATGGGGATGCTGGCCAGGACTCTGGCGCTGGATACGCGTCTGGGTCGTTCGAGTCGCTGTCCGTCAAGGAAGGGCTGAACGTGCCGAACATCGCCCGCATCCTGGGCATTGCCCCTCCGGGGGCCGGTCTGGGCAGCGACGGTATCTGGGTGCGGAACTTTGGCGAGCGTCTGCTGCTTGCCGGTGGTTACTATAGCCTTGGTTCCTCGGCGGGCGTGTTCGCGCGCAATCTCTCTTCTGCGCGGTCAAATGTTTCCGGTGCCGTCGGTGCCCGGCCGGCCTTCTTTTTGTAACCTTTGTCTAGGGGGGCGCGGTAGCGCCGCCCTGGTTCCTCGAGAGGATGAGGTTGGGGTTGCGCCGACTCGGGCGCGAAGCGCCCGGCGAAATTTTTTTCGGTGTTACATATTGAGGGGGTAGGCTAAAATCGCTGCGGAATCTGTAGCGAGGCGTGCAAAATGGCGGTAGACAAGGAAGCGATGCTGGTACGAAAGTTCATAGAGCTGGCCAAGCTGATGAACATTTATCTGAATCACTTCCCCAGCCATGAAAAGTACGGTCTGAGCAACAGAATCCGCAATTCCGCTTATGCGGTCTACGATCTGATCGTGGAGTGTCAGAAGCGGTACCACAAGAAGACGACCCTGACTCAACTGGACATTGCTCATGAGCAGCTGCGCATGCAGCTGTATCTGGCCTATGAATTGGGCTATTTCCGGTACAAGGACGGGCGCACCGACGAGAATGCTGTGGAAGTCGAGGCTCACCGCTGGCAGGCAATCAGCAAGCTGGTGGACGAGTTGGGCAGGATGATCGGCGGTTGGATCAAGCATGAGCTGGAAAGCTTCAAGTGATCCCTGGTGGTAGCAAGGGCAGCCTACAAGTACGTCTGCTGCTTGCCGGTGGTAACTATAACAATGGTTCCTCGGCGGGCGTGTTCGCGCGCAATCTCAATAATGCACGAACAAATGTTTCCGGTGCCGTCGGTGCCCGGCCGGACTGCAGCTTCTTCCTCAAACCTCTTTCGGGGATAGTGGAGCTATAGGGATAGGTTGTCCTGCGTGCCTGCTTTGCAGGCCGCGAACTCGCAGTAGCTCCGCGCTTTTTGGTAGGTTTCGGCCGAAGACCAGCGCGGAGTTTTTTTTGCCCATTGGGGGGCTTATGAAGCGGCATGGAAACTTGTTTGAGACGGCGTTTTCCAGGGATGCCCTGTACCACGCCTACCTGGAAGCCAGGCGTGGCAAGCGGCTGCGCAAGGCGTGCTACTGGTTCGACGTTCGCGCCGGCGCGGTGCTGGACTGGCTGCATCGTCGCCTGCACGATGGCACCTACACGCCGCGTGGTTACAAGCGGTTCATGGTGAGGGAGCCGAAGCCGCGAGAGATTTGCGCACCGTGGTTTGGGGACATCGTCGTGCAGCACGCTATCTACCACGTCGTGCGCCCGATCTTCGACCGCACCTTCATCGACCAGTCCTTCGCCTGCCGAATCGGCAAGGGGACGCACAAGGCGTCGGAGTACGCCCAGGCTGCATTGCAGCAATGCGACCCTGAGCGGTACACGTTGAAGCTGGACATCAGGAAGTTCTTCTACCGAATCGACCGGGATATCCTGCGCGGCCTGATTGAACGGAAGATCAAGGACAAGCGACTGGTCGATGTGATGATGCAGTTCGCTGAGTTGCCGGAGCCGCTGGGCATTCCCATTGGGAACCTGCTGTCTCAGATCTACGCCCTGATCTACCTGAATGCGCTGGATCAATTCGTCAAGCGAGAATTGAAGGTCAAGCTGTATTGCCGGTATGTGGACGACTTCATCTTGTTCAACCTGACGCACGACCAGTGCATCGAATACAAGGCCCGCATCGTGGAGTTCCTGGACAAAGAACTGAACCTGGAACTGTCGAAGTGGACGATGGCCAAGGTCAAGAAGGGGGTGAACTTTGTCGGCTATCGCACCTGGCGGCGCGGCAAGTTCATCCGCAAGTTCAGCCTGTACAAGTTCAGGCGGGCTGTGCGGCGGGACAAGGTTGACAGCGTGATCTCACTGCTTGGCCACGCCAAGCATACGCATTCGCTGGGGTTCATGTGGCGAACCATCCGGGAGGTCAACCCGGAGATGGTCGGGCGGCTGCCGGTGAAGATCCGGCGCTTCTACCCATTACGGTCGCCTCGGGAGGTGCCCGACAGCAGCCAGTAAACGCAATTCAAGAAAAGACGCGGCGCTGCATTGGGTGCGGGAACACCCGATACAGCACTGCCCAGCAGAGCTAGGCTGCGTAGGTAGCCAAGGCCGCGCCACCTGATCAGGCGGGCTCAAGGCTACCAGAACCGCAAAGGTTTTGCAGCATATGAAAGAGATACGGTGCGGCAACTGCCGCCGAAAACTGGCCGAAGGCGAATACCTGCGGCTGTCGATCAAGTGCCCGCGCTGCGGGACATTGAACTACCTGAGTGCCGAGAGCACTGAACCAGAGCGTCGTGGAGCGCCTATTTTTCTCAATAGGAGCAACCATGCCTCTCACCAAACAAAACCGGCCCCAGGCCAATCCTGAGCGCCCCACCAGGTCGCTGCTGCGCTACTTCGGTGGCAAGTGGATCATCGCCCCGTGGGTGTTGTCGCATTTCCCTCCCCATCGGATCTACGTCGAACCGTTCGGCGGCGCGGCCAGCGTGATGCTGCGCAAGCCGCGCAGCACGATTGAGGTCTATAACGATCTCGACGAAGAGATCGTCGGCATATTCCGGGCCGTTCAAGACCCGAGGCTGTGCCAGGCGCTGATGCGCCGCCTGCGCCGGACGCCGTATAGCCGCCGTGAATTCGAGCTGGCATTCCAGGGCAGCAAAGACCCGGTGATTCGCGCACAACGGGCGATAACGCGGGCGTACCAGTCCTTTCACCATGAGGCGTTGTTCAACTTCAAGAAGACCACGTTCGCGGACGCCAGGCACCGCACCGGGCCGCATTGCAAGGCACATGAGTGGGCCAGCTACCCGCGAAGTCTGCTGACGGTATCCAGGCGGCTCCAGGGCGTGGTCATCGAATGCCGGCCAGCACAGGAGGTCATCCGGGCGCAGGACACGCCCGATACGCTCTTTTTCGTTGACCCTCCGTATGTTCCATCGACGCGCACGAAGTCGGGATACAGGCATGAGATGAGCGAGGCCGATCATGTGGCGCTGCTGGAACAGCTACGGGCGGTGCAGGGGCTGGTGGTGCTTGCAGGCTACCCGTCGAAGCTGTACGACCAGGTGCTCTATGACTGGCACCGGGTCGAGCGGCCGCACCGCGCTGCCGGCAGCCAGCGGCCACGCACGGAAGTGCTGTGGCTTTCTCCCCGCGCGGTGGCGCGATGACTTGATGTTCTAGGCACACAGAGCGTTACTGGTGTCATCGCAACCAAGGAGCAGCCACATGGCCAAACCAGCCCTTTCCCCCGCCGCCCAGGAGCAAATCGAGCAGCGCCTGGTCGATTACCTTAGCGGCTACGTCCGTAACAGCCCGGCCAACCTGGCACACGTCATCGACTACCAGGACTGGCAACGGATGGCCAGGCTCGAGCTTGACCGCCGAGCCAGCAAGCTGCTGGCGGTATTGCCGGAGGAGGAACTCCAGGCCATTGCCGAGGGTCGGGTAAGCCTACCCGAGCTGGCCAGGAGCCTGGCTACCTGACCAGCGCCGCCCTAACGAAGAAGGCCGCCTCATTGGGCGGCCTTCTTTCTTTCATGCTTGCGACGACATCACCGTATTTGTGCAATTCCTTTGCGCGGGATGCAACGGCACCCGAGGGGAAATATCTCGCTTTTCTCGCTTCAAATATCGCGCGCGGCTTC